CCGATCCCGTTACAGTAATTGATAAAGTACTGATTGCAGATTGAATAATTGATGTTGGATAATAGTAATAATGAAGTTCAGCGCTATAGTTTGAATTGGGTGTTGGCCCAATAATTAGAGATAAATAAGATTCATTACTGGACTGCGGTCCAAAGATGGCATAGTGCTTTGGCTGACCTCTAGTTGCCGAATCAGGATAAGCTTCACGAATAAAGTTTACGTCTTTGTTTAACAAAAACAATTGATTATTAGATGATCCATCAACAGGGTATACCGCCAAAGAATAAATAGACAACAAATCTGCCGGACATGATAGATATTGATTACCCGTAGTTAAAGTACCCGTTACATTTCTGCGTAAGCTTGGTAGTTGAACAGTGTTATAAATCTTCTGCTCGCATTGCTCAATCATACGATTGAGGTCAAGCGTCGGGAAATTATTCTCGATGTAATCGTTTACAGCAGTGACCAGTTCACTATAAAACATATTAAGCCATTGGTCCTCTAGCTATTCTTCCGCGCTCTGCAGCACCATTACCTCTGGTCTCTTCACCAGTTGTCTTGATCTCATCCATATTACCAATTGAAACACCGCCATTTAAAGGTGTTGCATTGTGGCGATAAGGCATTTTTACAGCTAAACCAATATCTGGATTGTCAGGATTCTTTTCAATAGCGCCAACATTGAACTTTTTGCCATTCATGTGATGTGGCTCAGCATACATTGATGCATCACCATTATTCACATGTTTTGGTCGAACAATAGCAGGACTATTTTTAGTGGTAGGCTTCATTTGAGTAGGCATTATCGACCCCTCTGGTTATTCGCTCTGGCCATGTTGCGGCCTTGCGCTTTCATAGATTCACCTGATACACCAGCAATACCGCCTTTGGCAAGTTTGCTAACTTTGCCATGATGCATCTTTTTTTCATGCTTGTGTACTTCTACGTCAGCAATGTGTTTAACTGTTTTCTTGTCCATATCAACTCCTAAGAAATAGTCACTGTTCCAACATACGTTGTTGCTATCAAATTGTTCGGCGTTAAACCACTGTCATTTAACGACGACCCGCCAATAGGATTCCAACCCCATTGTGTATCCCGTGAACCGCCACCAGGATAACCCAAGATATCCAATCCAGAAGCCTCATATGAGAGATCTGGCCTAGGCTGACGAACTGCCTGCGGGTCATCAACTGGAAACATGCCCAATTGCAACTGCGGCTGATCTGGATCCCAGCATTCATCACATACTTTCAGTTGATATAGTTTAGTCTTTATGACCTCAAACTTCAACTGTTTTAGCTTGTACCTTTGCCCACATCGATCGCATTCGGCAATCGAATACTTGCCTGATGCGAAACGATTACCCATTACGGACTACCCCCGCCTATGAATTGCTGACGAGGCACAAACCGAATGGCTGCTTTCTCTCGATCCTCACCTGCCGCTAGATTAAATTGTTCATCATACTGCGCTTTAAGCATATCAATCCTGGGTGCTAACTCAGGCACTTTGGTCGCTATATGATAGGCTAGGCCAGCAGCTAATGATGGCAGAAACCTGAAGTTCATGTCCGAGGTATTTACCCCTCCGCCTGCATCTTGAACCCGTCTAAGACGCCAATAGACAAATGTATAAGTTTGCGATCCATCTGGAGTAGGCCAAACTGTTACTGCTGGCAGTTGAGCAACGTTAATTGCTGTGGTTGATGTATGTATAGCTGCAGTCGTATTGTTTTGCCCGCGTGAACAGTTCAATAATTGATTACCAGAGATGTATTGGTAATAAATGGTTTCACTATCTATGGTAATGTAGCCTTGTGCAGCTAAATTTACCGTAGAACTAATGGTAATTGTGGTATCTGTAGTACCTATTGACGAAGAAAGGGTAACTGCAGTACCAGTTTGATCGTACAAAGGGTTTGTTTCGCCAGATAATCTCTGTACCCACACCTGAATTGGTCTAGATTGAGTTAATTTATTAGGAATCGTAGCGTAAGTTGATACACTAATCCTGGTAATCGTCAAATCCGACTGATTACTTGTACTGTTTGCATTGGTTCTAATAACATGATCTAACAAATCAATGGTATCTGTAGGCAAAGGGTAGGTATTTAACCCTTGAGTTAAGGTAAAAGACCCTTGCTCAATGGTCCACATGTTAATACCACGGTTTTGCCACTCAATGGTCATTAGGTTCATTGATCTACGAGCTGTTCGTAGGTCATAACCGGTTCTCATTTCTCTTCCAGCACGCTCCCACGCCTCTTCAGCCACCTCGGTGAAGTCCATATCAAAGGATGTTTTGCCAGATGTGGTCATTTTTTAGCAGTCTTAGCTGACTTTATAAAAGCTTGTTTTGTTGGAGCGCCTTTAGTGCCTGGTTTACGCATACGTTCAACAGGCTTTCCTTCTGCCTTTTCACGTTTAATACGTTCTTTCTTCTTGTGAATGTTGGCATACAAGCCAATCTCACCACCCCCATCAAACTGTTTTGAAAAGTTCACTCCAAATCCAGTTCCTTTACCCGTCAATCCCTGACCCTTAGCGTTAGATACATTGGTATCTAAATACGCCTGAATGTTTGAAGTGGGACTTAAAGGCTTATTCAAACTAAGCCTGCCACCCAAGCCTTGATAGTGTTTAGCCAAAGCAACAAATTTAGGGTCATATTTCAATGACATTTCTGGCAAATCTTCTGCAGACTGGACAGGCGTTTGCATACTTAAATATTTACTCCGTTGATATTGATCTTCTGGAATAAACTTAGACTCATCTTTGGCTAATGGGCCTTGATCAGCTTGCACTAATCCCTCTTCTGCAAACTTCTTTATCTTGCCGCCCTTGCGAAATTGCTTAAAGTCCGTGTCATCGCGGCGCTTTTTAATTTTCGCTTTGGGCATTTTGGATGGGTTAATAACACCCATTCCACGGCTAGACATCATAGCATTCTACCCTTGGTGTGACCTTTAGTAGCGCAACCATCAGCTCTCTTGGACGCAGATGTTTTGCCACCTTTGGCAAACTTTGAACCAGGATATGAGGTGCTCAATGATCCTGGATTATAAGGTTTGCGTGTAGCGCCTTGAGTAGTTTTAGGGGCTTCTGGGCTAGTACTTTTTCTGCCTCTGCTCACGCCTCTTTCTAGCTCCATAAACTTGGCTGCTTCTTTTTCGGCATTTGCTTTCAAAGCTTTTAATGCCATTTCTGAAGTGTCAGAAGGAGCATTACGCAACATTTCTTGATACGTCGATGGGCCAGAAGAAGTGCCTCGTTTCTGAGCATTTAGATAATCTCGTAAATTATCATAACCAGACGCTGCAAGCTGCTCTTTAGTGACTATAACCTTCTTGGGAGATGGCCTAGATATCGTAGTAGTTTCTCTTACATTGGATGTGCCTTCTGGCTCTGTATCGCTTGCTTGAGAACTGTACTTATTACCCATCTCGCGGTTATAAGAATTGCTTGCAGCCTCTTCTTCAGACAAAGGCATAGGAACATTGTATGAGTCTGGATTATCTATGTTTGCCCTTTTAGGGGTTACTAATGAACCATCTTCACCGTCATATCGTTTTGCTTTGTGTCTAGCCATGATAGCTCCTACTTATGGTGCTTGTGATGAACTTTACCACCATGTCTGTATTTCTGGTGATCATGTAAATGTTCTACAGCGTCATGATGAAGATCATGGCCTGCAGCGTGCTCTTTAAAATGATGGTGATGATGAACGTGTCCACCAGCCTCATGCTCTTTTAAATGCTCATGGTGCATCTTGTGCTCATGGGGGTGCTCGTGTCCGTGGGGATGAGCTGGTACTTCATGATGTGATTTCATAATTGACTCCTTAGCAGATTCTGCCGCCACGTTTTTTGGCGTTAATAATGGGGCCGTCACCAATTACATTGCCATGCATTTTTGGCATCATGGCGCGAGTGTGACCTTTTTCTTGAATAGCGTGTTCGCCATGTTTCTTATTGCCATGACGTAAATCGCCACCTTTTTCCATGCGACTTGGCTCCATGCGTACATCACCGCCTTTGGCATAATGATGTTTAGCAGCAGCTTTACCGCCATGTTTAAGCATCTTTTCACCCATGTCTTTGGAGTGTGGCTCGCCTTTTTCCATAGTTTTGCCACCAGTTTTCATTGCCATCTTAAGATGATGATGAGCCATCTTCATGTGGTGCTCATGGCCTTCATGATGTTCTGCTTTACCACCATGCTTCATGCCAGGCATACCAGGCATTGCAGGAGTGACCATAGGCGCTCTACGGGCCATAGGACGAGCAGGCATAGCACGACCCATCATTGGATTCATTCCACCAACAGCCATCTTTTTCGTATGACCGCCACGCTTCATAGCCTTGGCCTCATGCTCTTCCTCACTTGCAATCCTGCGTAATTCTCTTGCTTGATGCATTTCATGTGCTTTATCTGATTTCATTTCTCCACCCTTTGAAAATTTTTTGCCTTTGTCGGCGTTGCTAAAATCTTGTCCCACCGATTGTGGAACCCCTACCTTCTTTGCAAACGCCTTGTTATGGGCAATTGCTTCCATAAAATCATGCTGTTTCTTGCTGTGACTTGGCATTATGTCATCCTACCTTTCGTCAATCCTCTAATAGCGCAACCATCAGCACATTTCCATGCACGCAAACTTTTGTTAATTCTGCTGTCAGGATCATTTGCTGTTTTCGATGATGTTAGCTTTGCTTTCATTCCCGACATTCTGGCGCAAAAGCTTTTCTTCCTTGATCCGCCCTCGGGTTGAGGAGGCTTTAAATGCATCCCCTCCTTCGCGGCTGAAGCACGACCCTTGGCGTTTAGACCGCCGTTCGGATTCTTCCCTTCTGCCCTTTGCCATGCTGGAGTCATGATTATGCATCCGCTATAAGTACGCCACCAATGTTAATCCCTACAGTACAAGCTGTAGTAGCACTGGGCGCAATCTGCCATTGAACGTCTGTTCCTGCTGGGTAAGCAAATGGAAATGTACGTTGAATGTTAAATTGCTGTACAAATGGGGTATTTAGAACAACACGTTTAATCAATGTAGCAGAAGAGTTCACTACGGATGGATATTGCGCTACAGCTCTATATGTACAGTAGTTTGCAGTATTGCCTGTAAACGAACTGTTTGCAGTGAACCTTGTCAATTGCAAAGTATTGTTTGCTGGAACTGTGTACACCGCCATTTGTGAAGTACCCAAGCTTACGGTACTACCATTGAATGTTGTGGTGTTGATCTGTGCATATTCAACAGCACCAGATGTTGCAGCTT